AGCCACTTGAAAGAAGGAAGATATCACCAGTTTCTGACTCAGGATCGTAAGGACAAAGAGGAGAAACAATGATTTGGAAGTTGAATGGGAAGTAGCTTGGTAAACGAGGGGCTGAAGTCATTTGCTGGCTACGCTCAAGTACTGAAGTAACAGTACCACCGTTTGAACCAGCACCACTAGTGCCAGTACCTCTAGGATTAACTACTCTAGTTCCAGTGCTAGGTCCGCGAGCACCCATCGCACCATTGCTGTAAGGGTCGCGAGGACCAGGATCGCCAGTGTATGGGTTGAAGATAGAACCACCGCCATGAGCAAGCATCATAGTGCGAAGTACTGGGTCCTGTACAAACTTGTAATAAAAGAGAGGGTGCATAAGAAGTGTGTCAGGGGTAAATCCTTCTTCACTCATATGAGCCATAGCTCTCATAAGGTTTTCCATAGTGAGAGAACCGTTACCACGAAGGGCTGAACCCTTACTTAGATCGTTAGGGTCTAATGGCTCTAGACCACGACCAGTAGTTACACCGTAAATAGACTGTGCGGGGTTAAGGTTATCAAAAAGAGTAGTTCCAAGTTGCTTAAGGAAAGCTACTGCCTTTTGTTCCTTGTGACGTACAAGTGCGTTACCCATAAGCTCAAGGTTCTTAGCCATAATATCAAAAGTGCTATAACGAAGTGCTTCATCAGTGAAAGAAGCAGCAATACCACTCTTGCCAATGAATGCAGTTGAAACTGCACCACCCATCTGGAAGTTAACTTCAGGGTAAGTACCTGACTCTTGAACATCGCCAGCGTAAACAGCACCCATTGCACCAGCAAGAATCTGAGTGTTTAGGCCCTTAGCTTGAACACGAGTAAATAATGGAGTGATAACCATGCGTGGCTCTACAGGCTCACGAATGAGAATCTCCATTGACTCTTGTAAAAGAGGTGTGATCTCTGAAGAAGAAATGGCGTCTCTATACTTAGGAGAAAGTACGTTAGCTACATTTTCCCAAGAAACAACAGTCTCTGAATCGGGAAGCTCGCCTCTATTTCTAATCATGTCTGCCATATAACGAGCAGCATGCTTTCTGTTACTAGGAAGGCTTAATTCAGTTCCATCTGTAAATTTAATTTCCATGTTAAATATCCTTTGTAAATTTTAATTATTTGATCTTAACATTGACGATAGCAATTTCGTCAGCAATACGATCATCAGCCATTGGTGAAAGAGTAATTAAGTCAGAGAAGCCCTTAGTTGCTGAACCAGGCATTTTTGCATCTGCACCAAACTCAGAACCCTTCCAACCAGTCTTAACGCGCTCAAGGAGACCGCGAGGCTCCTTCTGTAACTCATAGACACGCCCAACAGTATATTCCTCTTCTCTGTGGAGAAGTGCAAGAGTAGCTTCGATGTCTGCCTCGGCAGCACCACCTGCAATATCGTTATCAAGTGTACGAACTTTAAAATTAGAATGCTCGTCAAAAATAACGAAATCACCAGGACGTGCATCACCAACTAGATGCATCATCTTGCTGTGATCGCTTGAAGCATCACTATATTCATATACTTTGATTTTATCTCCATTAGCCATAACACCTGCGTCACTTCCTATAGGAAGATCATCTACTGCTACACCAGCTTTGAAGAATACGAGATTACCAGCGTCGCCGTCTAAATACCAATCACCATCTCTTGATAGTAATTCAATAGAAGATCTTTCACGCCCAACCCATCCAGTAAAACTTACTGGAGTTCTAGAAGTGTTAGAAGCAACTTTACCAAGAAGCAAAGGCAAAACTAAAATGTCAGCAGCATTAATTAAATGCTTGTATCTAACAAGTGCAGTGCCAGGCTCTGTATCGTTGCTAGTTACTTCAGAACCAGCGGTAGCCGTACCTGCAGCATCGCCAGTCATAGTTAGTTCAATTGCCTCTTCATCACAAACATGAACAACACGCATTTGAACATCACTAAAGAACTGAATAAGGTGCTGCTTCTGATAGTTAGTGAAATGAAGGTTAGCAGGATCATCACCAGCCCAAACATATACATCGTAAGCTGCAACACCAACAGGGGCAGAAATAAACTGACGTACAAAATCACGACAACCAGCATCGGTATCAACTAATGCGACGCTAGGCATCCAACCATTATCAAGGACTGCTTGACAAAATTGCTTAAGAGTATAGCTTTCTGCTCCAGCAACAAACTCACCAGTAACAAGATCTACTACTCGAGCATCTTTGTCTGCTAAGGTATAAACCAGAAAAGCATCATCTTTTCCAATTGCTTCTGCTTGACGAATCAAACCAGAAGGAACGATTCTACCTGAAGCATCAAATGAAACAACTTTGCCAGAACTGATGGTAAAGTAATCTTTACTCTTTTCATTCTGCCATACGACTGGAAGCCAGTTAGCAGGCTTCCATTCGCCTGCAGGTACTGACGCATTCATCTGAACAACATTGTTTGGAGTAATGTTATCCATTAAATCTGTGCGAGCTTTAAATTGACTCTGAAAACGACTAATAGCCATATTTATTCTCCTATAGAGTGTGTTTTAAATTAAAATTTATTAGGATTGAAACCACGTGGTAAGTATTGCGCTTTACTTTGAATATAAAGCATAGCAGCATATTCTCCGTCAGCATCTTTAATTTGTTTAAATGTATCTACAATGTTTTGTTCAAATGCAGGCAACTTTTGTTCTTTCTTTTGAGAAATATTTTCGTCTTGAATATGTGCTGAAGGACTTTCAACCTTATTATCTAGCAAAGTCTCATTATTATCAATTACTTTATCAGTAATGTCTTTTTCAACTTCCTTCTGCGTTTTTTTACTATTATTTGCAATAATTGATTCTAAAACAGTTTTGAACTTATCTTCAAGCTCTTCATACTGTTTTTGCAAAATATCAAACTTTTCTTCTAAATCAAGATGATCTTTAGATTTGTCGCAACCTAGTTTAGAAGATTTACTTCTGATACAAGACATGATTTTGCCTTTAACTTCGTCAGAAGCTTTATATTTGCCAATCATTCTCATAGCTGCAGTTACATGAGCACAATCGCTTACAGGGAAGCTTCTATTAGGTCCACAAAATGCTGAATCAGGAAGCTTTTTTCTCTCTTCTGCTGAAAGTGAAGCATCTTCGTTAAGAAGCGCTCCTTGTAAAGCTAAATCTAATAGCTCCCATTCTTCTTGAGACAAATCTTCTTCAACTGGAGGAACTGCAGGAGGAGCTTGAGTCTCCTCTTCTTCATGTTCTCCTAAAGTCTCGTCATGCTGAGCCTGCTGTTCTTCAGTTGGCTCTACAGCTTCAATCTCTAGATCTTCATCTCTTTCAGAATCGAATGTTTCTTCAACAAGTGATTCAGTTGTTTCTTTCTCATTCATACTAAAGTCCTTTTTGGATACAGGTTTGTTAGATGATTTTTTTGAATGGCCTGCTGGTAGCAAATCATTGTCTTGTTTGTATTTTGGATTCGATGGACTGCCACTCCTAACAAGCTTTAAGAAAGCATTGACACGGGCAACTCCCCAACCAGACCTAGACATACCAGGTCTATGGGTAGAAGAAAAAGCACCTGCACCTCTTCTGTACACAGCCTTTAGCATGCCTAAAGTAACTCTCTTCCCTTTTTCTTTGCCATATTTTTTATTATGAGAAGAAACTTTTTCTTTTAACGATTCTAATACTGAACCGACAGAGATTTTAGAATTTGCTTTAGAAGCAGAACCTTCTTTGTTTTTCTTAGAACCTTTAATTCTTTCAGAAGGTTTAGCTGGTGTTTTGGCGCCTTTACCTTTTGGAGAAGACCTATAAGCGTCTAAATCAAAGTCACCTATCATTTCATTTAAAGGTGTTGTGAAAAGTTCTTTTTCGTCTTCCGTAACTCCGTTATACAAGCTATCGTTAGCGGCACTAATTTTAACCGCCCAATCAATTCCAGAAGTTCCACCCCATCCAAGCCAAGCTACATAGCCTCTATCTTTCCAAGGCTCTGACTTGTACTTAGGATCTACTGCAGCATTCTTTCGATGCCTATTAAAAGCAGCCATTCTCTTTACAGTAGATAGTCCAATCTCTGATTTTGTAGCAAGCTGTCTGGCTCTTGCCCATCCAACAGGCGTCATACCTTTTACTTCAGAGCCTTTCTCTTTTTTCCAATTTAAAACTTTTTGAGCATTACCTTTTGCTCCTGCAGGAACTTTAAAAGTTTTTTCATCAATGAGCTCTTCTACAAGCTCATTAACTTCTGTTTCAAATAAAGAAAATTCATCTTCTTCTAAGCTGTCTTTCTTCATTTTACCAGAATAAGTAACTTTAATAACCATCGTTTCATTATCACCTTTTTGAGTAATGTAAGTTTCGCCTTTCTGATGAAGTTCCATCATAGCAGATTCTGAAATACTCATTTGGTGATCAAACTTTTTGCCTACTTCTTTTTCGGAGCCTTCTTTTTCTTCTTTGGCTTCTTCTTTGTAGGCATCGATTTGCTGGGTTGTTTGTAACTCATTTTTATCTCCGATAATATAAGTAGAATCTGTCATAATAAACTCGTCTATATAGATTTCTTTATCAGTGATGACCTCTGTAGCGTCTTCGCTATCCCGCATTTCCATATGTACTAATTGAGACAAGTCATCTGCAGGAGTATTTACAACAGAGCCTTCCATAACCAAGAAGTCCCCTGTAATAAAAACACATATCTCTCCGTCATAAGTTTTTCCGTGCCTATGTTCGCACATTCCATCTTTGGCCCAATCTGTTTTGCAGATTGAACAAACATGTCTATCTGTTGTGCTTCCAGCAGAGAAAGTCAAATATCTTCCATCCATAAACTTTTTAATAGCTTCTTCATCAGTGATATTTGCTTGGACTCTCATGCGTCCAAGCCCCGGCCACTGTTTGTTCTCTATTAAGTTCATAGCTTTTAAAGTATCATATATTTTTTCAGGATCATCTCCTGCAAAAGCATTATGTATGTCTAGTACAGCTTGGGAAGATTGCAAAAACTCTTTTGCATCATCATACAAGTTTTGCCATTCCCCACCAATGAATCGCCCAATTGGTTCTCCAGATTGATCGTGGTTTCGTAATATTGGCTTAGGGTAAGGATTAGTTAAAGAATCTATTCCTCTTTGTTATCCTTTTGTGGAATAGATTCTATTGTTTATTCTTCTGCCTGAATGACTTAGGTCGTACATAATAATTAGACCTTTACCACTATCATAACTTCTTTCTAGAAGATTATCTATTAGCTGGATTTTGTCACTCTTATCCAAAGACATTATTCTTTGGTCTGGAGCAATTTGAACATAGTCATTGTATTTAATAATTTTTGACATATTTTCCCTGCTTTTATAAAT